ATATTGAACCGCCTGTAATCTGAGCATTACTTGAAGTTAAAGTGGTAAAAGTACCAGTTGATGCAGTTGTCGCACCTATTGTCGTACCATTAATCGTACTATTTGTAATTGTTGCATTACTTATAACATCAGAGGACAGAGGAGGAGAAAAGAACTCCCCCCCTGGCCCGACTAATCCAACACAAACCCCATTTACATCAAATATTGCCTGAACAGGAACAATATTCGTGGTTATGGTTTTTGCGGTTTGATTTGTCATCAGAATGCTTGCGCAGTAAAGATTAAAACATCACCAGAGGACATATTCGCTGCAGCACCAGTAGTTATTGAATAACTGTTCATTGTTGCTGTAGTTGTTGTATATGCAGTTTGTTGCAAAAACAATGTAGTTCCATTAGTAATATCATAGCCTTGAACTAGCCAACCATTTGGAGCAGCAGGAAATGTAAAAGTCCCTGTGCTTCCAGCAGTTCCACCAAAAATCACCCTAAATATGCCGACATTGTTGCCCAATACTTGAGCACCAGCACCACCAAATCCAGATGCAATTGTTGGCAAACCTTCGTAAGTTAAAACAGCGACTGTGTTTACAGTTGATGTGCTTGCTACTTGGTTTGTCATGATTGGTCTGCCATTGGAGTTATGTACAAGTTAGCAGTTGAAGTCGAAGTAATAGCGCTTACTGAAAATCCGTTAGGAGGCACAGCAATCACCATTGGCGTTGACATTGAAATACCTAAGATTATGGTATTTGTAGGTGTTCCAGCTGTAGGAAATACTGCAGCAGGAGCAGTTAACGAATTGAGAGCGTTATTCTCAGCAATCGTTAATGCAATCGGGTTAGTTGAAGTGTTTAGAAAACCGCAGTAATTGATCTGATCGTTACCCGCTGGAGTAACAGTCAAAGCAGTCGATGCGGTAGTCGAAACGGCTACAACGTATGATGGGCCAGTTGGCCTAAAAACGCTTGTATTTGCCATGATTAAGCAGCGTTAACAGCGATTGGCAAACCTTCAACACGGTGCACTTTGAAATCATACACGCCTGCTGCAGGAGTAATTGCAGTAGCAGCGCCAGAAGTATTCTGAAACTGAACTGTTAGCACGTTTGCAGTAGCAACATCACAATTAGAAACAATGATGTTTGACGTTTGATTTCCTTGGTATTGCAACAAAGTCACAATATCTGTTGACAACAAGCCAGGAATGGCAAATGTCTGTAAAGATTGTGTGGAACTTGTGGTAAGTGCTGCTGGTGTAATGGTTGGCGCAATGACAAATTGCTCAAGGATATTACCCCTTGCGATTGTGGTGCTAGACATATTTTTTCCTTTGGAAAATTAGATTAATTGTACTTTTAAAAATAGAAAAAGTCACCCCTTTTGAGGGTGACCCTTCTTTATTTACAGCCTTGGTTAGCTGAAATCGTAACCATACACATATACGTCACCTGTACCAGTTGCGCCAGAGGCGGTTGTTACATCTGCGTATAAAGTCTGGACTACTTGCGCTGGTGTATTAGCAGATGCTGTTGACAATGAGACACCAAGAGGTGAAGTTGCCAATGCAGAAATCTGAGCAGTTGTCAGCGCAGGGAACAAACTGGATGGTGATCCTACGTTTGTTGTTGTAAGACTTAGCGCAGTAGTTGTAGACAATGAGACAGTTGCGCCTGCATTGTTTACGTTAGTTACTAGCAAAGTCTGTGGCAAATACGCAGTAGAGTTATTTACTGGTACTGGTGTAAAACCAACAGCGTTTAAGTTCACACCTTTTGCAACGCCAATCAAACGCAGAGTCTGGTTTGTTGCGACATTACTTGGGTGTGCCGTTACTGTGGTTGCTGGGCCTGGATTACTCATTTTGTTTTTCCTTTAAATAAGTTGATTAGGCTGCGATACGGCAGGCGAGTTCAGGATAAAGCGGCGCCCATCCGTACAACACATCTAAACGAGTAGGAATACTATCGTTGTTGATGGTGTATTGACGTACTACACGCATTGATAATCCAATCTCTTTATCAGATGCACGACCTGCAAAATGGACTCCCTCTGGCAGCTCCAAATCTGCTACCGCCAAGGTAAAAGCCGACCTATGAAAGAGCATATTTTGTGGTGACAAAGTACCTGTGTTGTTGAAAGGTGTAACTACTGCTGTTGTAGAAGTAGAACCGATCACGATTGTGTTTTGGAATTGTCCACCAATAATGATTGCAGGAGAAACTTGGATGTTTGTTGCGCCAGTTCCTACTGTTGTAGTAGATTGAACAACAAAGTTACGCAGTTTGCCTGAACCATAAGCCTGGCGGTTTTGTGGGTTAGTAGAATACAAACCTGCGATCTGAATAACGTCACCAGCATTCAATGTGCTTGATGAAGATGCCTTGATCTGGATTGTAGAGTACTGTGCCCAACCACTTGTCAAATAACCAACTTGTGCAGTTGTGTCAGCAGACAAAGTGTTGCCAGAGTAAGAACCAAAAGTCTGTGAAACCACGTTTTGATCGAGTTTCCAGTTTGTTCCAGCTGAGTCACGACCCATCAAACCTTTTCTGTATTGCTCCGCAATCGCTTCCTGGGGCATGAATAAACCCTTCAAACTATCAACAATAGTTGCTGATGTAAAAGGCTCAACGATACAAGCACGACGTCCGTCTCTAGGTGCGCCTTCAGCATCAAGATAAGCACCAGCTGTTAAGTAGGTGATTAATCCTGTTGGAGGAGTACCAGCAACACCAACAATGTTTGCAGTTTGAAGTGCAGCCATTGTTAAACCATCTCTGTCAATCTTGTTCGCAATTGCAGCACATTCTGTTACTTCGGCTTTCGCTTACTGACCATTTCTGGCGGGGTTGATTCTTCGATCTACCCTCTCTGACTTTGTTTAGGTTATATCAGAGTTCAGACTATCGCATACTCTTTCGAGTCCATCCCACTTAGTCGTTCAGGCTGCACAGATTTCTCTTGCTTGCCCCTTGTTAGCCTCCGCAGGCCGTCCAAGTCAATCAGGGACAGTTTTCCTAATTCTTAGTGAACTAGGCCGCTACTGTTAACGGCAGGCTTCAATACACGATCAGAGAACATATCAAGGCTTAATGCTAAGTCTTGAGTTGTAAACTGTGTGTCAACGTGGAACTGAGTAGACAATGTAACTGGGACTGATGTCTCGTTAAAGTCTTCTACGTTAAGAGCAGGGCCAGTAGTACCAACGAAACGTCCAGGACGTCTTACGTTAACAGTATTACCGATCTTGCCACCGACAACCGCAAATTGGTCATCATAGTTTCTATCAACTTCACTTGTGAAAGTGAGTTCGTTCTCCAAGACCATCAAGGCTTCGTTGGTGATCTTGGATATCGTTAGCAGATTATTTGCCATTTTGATTTCCTTTAAAATTTAAAAAATTACCTGATTTTTCCCGCTTTTCTCGCTTCTTTCCATTGCTGATAAGAACCATGAAATTGACCATCTGAGCCAATCGGTGTATCAGCAGCAGCAGAACTCGCTCTAAGCGGAGTAATCGGCTTGGGTGCGTTACTCTTACCAACAACAGGCTTTTCATCAGGCTTTGATTCAAACTGAGCTTCAATCTTTCCTAACTCTTTCAACGCTTTTGTCAAAGGCATTGCAACTATCTTCTTGGCAATATCTGGGTTTTTACCCAAATGATACAGAACCTCAGCTCCGTAATCGCTTGTCAAAATAGCATCTTGCACCTCTTGAGATGCAGGAAACTGCAGTTGCGATACCTTTTCAACGTAATCAGGATTGTCCTGTTTAAACTTATCTTGCCTTTCATTAAACGTACTCATAACACGTTCTTTTTCAGCATTAAGCCTAGACTGAAGTTCTCGCTGATCCCGTTCTTGCATTGCTTTGTCAGTATTCCACTCACTCAACGCTTTGTAATACTCTACAAGATCGTTGAATTGAGCTGGTTGTGGCTCTGCATCCAATTGAGGATTCTTTGCCTGCTCAGTTCTTGTCTCATAATCTTTAAGTCGATTCTCTAACTCTACCCTTGCTTGGCGCTCACGTTCAGCTTCCTGTCGTGCCATCTCACGCTCGGATGTAAGTTCCTTAAACCGCTTATCAATCCCCGACTTCTTTTTCTCTGTTGCTTTCGCCTCTTCATGCTCAACTGGTTCAATCTCAACTTCCTCAGTTGGCTCTGTAGGAGTCTCCTCAACTACAGCCTCAGCTGGAGGTTCGTTAGTTAAACCTAACTTTTGTGCATAAAAATCGGCTGCATTGTCTGCAGTAATTACATTTCCTGCTTCTTTTTCTGACATAGTTTTACCTACGGATTTTCCCTGTGTACCTCACAGGTAAGGTTTTGGGCTTATGCCCTAAATCGCTCTTTCAATTGATTCTTGTGCAGATGCTTTCTCACTCATCTTGTCTATTTGAGCCAATAATAAAGCAACTTGCGCTTTTATATGCTCAACTTCTAATTGCGTCTGAGATTTCAAATCAGCATCTTGTGCTTTGCCGTGAACATTTAGCTCTGCAACGTATTTACGTTCAGCATCTCGCATTTCAATGTCGTGCGCTCTAGCAGTCTGGCGCATAAGCTCACGCTTCGTCTCTTCAGATTCTTGCATTTGCTTGACAGACATACCGAACTTTTGCTCCATTTGCATCTGCTGAATTTGTTGTTGCAATTGCTTGATAACTTGCTGAGATTGCGCCAGTTGCATCTGAACTTGTGGCGGTACATCAGACTTTTCGTTAATTTGGGCCAATGGGTTCGCAGCTGCCATTCTGTCCGCAATAACGTCAGAACCAGGAAAATCCATATTTCTAAAGATCAAATCACCAGCAGTCTGCATTAAAGTTGGGTCAGCAGTCAATAAACTCATCATGGAATCTACTGCCTCTTGGCGTTTAGAGTTGTACCCTGGGCCTGTATCCATCACAACGTCATATTCACCAACAGTTACATCGTTTAAGACTTCTTCAACACCCATTTCGTTGACTTTGCGCTCATTCAATGTAATCAAATCAGGTTTTCCATCATCCCCGATAATCCTCAAAGTCCTTTGTGTATCGTAAACTTTAGGTATCAGATCAAGGATAATCTTGCCTGTCCAACGCAACGAACGAGTAAAGTTGTCGTAATAATGGTAGTTTGTCAGGTCAATTTGTTGTTGTTGACCATTTAGAGCTTTACCAGAAATGTTGCCTGTAGGTATTTGATTAGGATCAAACACACCTAAAACAGACTTCAAATCTTGGTCAATAACCGCCATTGCGCCCATCACACCACTCGGAGGAGGCTCAGGCTGAATTCTGGTAGGAACTGGAGCAGGTGTGCCCTCTATGTCCTTCATCTTGTATCTAAGGATCGGGAACGCTTTAGTATTAGCTTGTGCCCATTCCTGTTCGTGTCCTTCGTCTTGACCTTCTGCGAGTAACCACTTAGCTTTTGGAGCTAACGCAATTGACTCAGTCATTGAAGTTGACCAGTAGTTATACATTCTCTGTGGGTCT